AAGACTGGTTGTGCGTTGACATTATCACTACCACTGTTGGCAGTACCAGGTGCTACAACCCATCCTGCTGTACTAGCATAAACGGTTGCCTTATTGTAATCTGAATTCTCGTCTTCTGGCAGCCATTTGGGCTTGTTAGTTGCCGAAGCTGCGGTTTTTCCCCATAATGGCATGGTAAAATATCTCCGAATTGTATTCTGTATGAGTATTTATAAACTTAACCTTCTAGCAATGCCTTCTGTAGGGCATCTACAAGTTGGTCATCTACTTTGTTTCCTGTCTTTGCTGCTGCTTTCTTCAGCAACTTAATGATGAAGTCCTTTATTACAGAGTCAAGGTCTTCGGGAATTCTATCAACTGCTTTATTGATTATGCTGATAGCGATTGGCATTAAAAAATTAATCATAACTATAACCTATGTGGTACATCTATATATCATTTATTTGATCGCCACTTATTTCTTCGCTTATCGTAATATCTCACCTCACCAGGAGATAACTCCTTCTGATAGGAGGGTCTATCGTATCCAATGGGACGAACCTTCTTGACCTTTCGTATGAAACGTCTTAAAATTTTTCTTAACATTGCTCCAGTAAATACTGGAGGTAACTGCTAGCTGCCTAGCCCTTTGCCTTTCTTATAATTATCCTCAGAGCCGTATCTTGCAACGACATTCGCATAGTCTTGGGGATTCTTATAACCTGCTTTCTTGGCTCGAGCAGCATACTCTTTCTTAGATTTCTGTTTGGCAAGATACTTACCAGTTCCAGCATCAGACTTTGCTCCTTTAACTTTCTTGTCTTGTCTGCTGCCTCCCTGACCTATGACTGCACCCTTACCATGTGCCTTCGTGATTGAGGCTAGAACCGCTGATAGGGCTTTGTCTTTTGAAGGTCCACGACCTCCTTTCTTTACTCCAGTTTCTTTTTTGTATCTTGTCCTTTCGTTTATGTATGAGTTGAAGGTGGGGAAGTTGCTATACATGCTCTCTTGATCGCTTTTTTCACTGACTTCTTCTTGACCTTCATACGCAGTATCCTCCTGGGAAATAGATTCTGTAGTGTTTTTAGCAACATCAGGGTCATCCTTCTCTTGCTTGTCCTCACAGACCTTGCAGGTGCATTCTGCACCATGCTTTTTCTCCATCAACTCATCCTTTTTAGGGTTGATTTTGATGTTGGTCTTCTTCTTCTTTTCATTAAGTTGTTTAAAACTGAGCATCATTAGCTATCCTTATAGAGTGCACTTGCTTCTTTGTGCTTACCTTGGTTTGTGAGGTCTTTAATCTTTTTGTATTTTTCTCTCGCAGAGAGTTGTGCCTTAGTAGGACTACCTTGCTTGTAATACTTTCCAGTACCAGATTCAGGTGTTGCCTTCTTAGCTTCCTTCTTTTTCTCTCCACCATAGGTGGCTTCATAAAGAACGATGTTTTCAATCTCTTGGATATCAAATAATTCAGATTCAATGAGTGTATTTATACGCTCGTAATCTTCACCTAATCTCTTAGCTAGTTTACCAGAGCCTTTAGATACTAGACGAGCAGTCTTACCAACACCCTTCTTAACTAAACTCTTAAGTTTACCACCAACTTTCTTAGCAGCCTTACCTGCAACTTGACCAGTCTTCTTAGCAACCGCAACTCCTGCCTTACCAACAGCCTTAGCAGCAGAACCTACTGCCTTACGAGTTTCACCTGATGATGAGGAAGATTTAGATTTAGATGCACTACTGCTAGATGAAGATGAACCACTATCCTTAGTGCCTCCTCTTGCTCCTCTAATATTACTGAGCACCTTATCTAACTTTCCACCTGTACCATCACCTGATGATTTTGATTTTGATTCTGCACCTGAAGACTTACTGAGTCCTCCAGACTTCTTCGCTGGTGCTGACGACGATGAAGATGATGAGGATGATGAACTATCACCTCTCTTCAAACCACGATCTCTACCAGCTTTCCATTCCTTCTTAGCAGCTGCTCCTGCACGTTGGGCAAGTCCAGATGCATAACCAGCACCCTTAACTGCTCCTCTTGCTGCTTTCTTAGCACCAGCTTTTGCTTTAGCAGCAACACCAGGTCCATGCTTCTTAGCAGCATCTAATGCTTTGGAAGCACCAGACTTAGCAGCAGCACCTACCTTCTTCAAACCTGACTTAATTCTTTCACCTGCACCTTTAGCAGCTTTCTTAAGTCTCTTAGACCTTGCTGCTTGTTTAGCAGCCTTACCTACAACTTGAGCACCCTTAACTGCTAGACCAGCAGCAGTGCCTACAAGTTCATCCAGTTGTACTCTATCGATAATCTCAATCATCTCCACCAATTCATCTGGATCCTCAGTGAGGTCAGTGATTGCTTCTTCAAATAGGAGTACCAAATCCTCATCTGATATCTCATCAATAGTTTCATCTTCAGATAATTCATCAATGCACTTTGATAACCACTCAGTTAAGTCAAGATGCTTTCCATCAACACCTTCACCAACTACTGCTTTCTTTGCTTTCTTAGCGAATTTAACAGTATCTCTAACTCCACTCTTAAATCCCTTAGCGAATTCCTTGACTCGTTTCTCGGGAACTTTTCCTGCTTCTCTTGCTTTGTTATGACGCTCAACTCCTTTTTTAACTGCTGATTTAATTTTACCAACTATACCTGGCTTGGAAGCAGGTTTTGCTGGTTGTTTTGCCTTAGCAGTTTTCACTGCCTTCTCAACCTTCTTGAGGGTTGCTGCCTTCTTAGCAGGAGCAGCCTTCTTAGCAGGTTTCTTCTTAACTGTTGCTGTTAACCTTGTATTAGATTTGGTCTTAGCAGCAGGCTTCTTGTCACCATAGTCAGTAACGTCAGTCTCTTTCTTCTTATATGCAGCAGAGTATTCACCCTTCTTAGCTGCTTTCTTAGCAGCATCTGACTTATCAACAGCAGCCTTTACTTTCTCATAGGAAGGTGCGTTTGACTTTGCTTTTCTTGCTGATCTCTCTTCGTTTAATTCTTCGATGGGGTCAGTAACAAACTCAAGGAAGTCCTCAAGACCTACCTCTTCTATTACTAGCTCTACACCCTCTTCATTCAACCCTTCTGAATAGAAGAAGTCAGAAGATATATCTACAGAAGCATTAATCCAATCTTCTGATAGATCATATTCAACAGATTCCTTCTCAACATAAGGCTTGTCACCAGGTATCTTTTTATCTCCACGGTTTGACTTATGAAGTGCTCTCCTTAGTTTACCATGGCCAGCAACATTATGGCTCACACCAAACTTACGGACGTTTCTGTCCTTCTCTTTAGTCTCAGGAGACTTACCTGCGTCTACCTTTGCTTCATCTACATTTTCTACTTCTTCTTTCTTTACCTTCTTTTTCTTATCTGCATGATACTTTTTCATAGCAGGTAGAGGAGACTCTTCTGGGTCACCACCCTTACTAATTCTTTTCTTCTCTAAGCGAGCAAGAATGTCAGCAATGTCTGCTCCTTCTTTCTTTAGCTTCTCCTTCTCCCTCTTGGAGATCTTACCATCCACATCACTTTTTTCATACCACTTTCCATCACCATCGTCGTCTTGCCAACGCTTTGGTTTTTTCTTTTCATCTAATGCCTGTACCTGTTTATAGGCATCGGACAAGTCAGGGAGTTCTCGTAGGTTCATTTCACCAATGTTGCTTTCTTAGTTTTATTTATCTTCTGAACAAATTCGCCAGGAGTTAATTTTTTGACATAGTTAGTTAGGCTATCAGTACCAAACTCTCTACTGGATGGATTACTGTAGTCTACTTCAACCAAATCTTTTAACCATCCTCTAAAGATGGAATCGTTTTCATCAATGTAGATAAGGTAGTTGCTGCCTCTACTTACGACCTTTCCAAGGACACCTGTATTGACATTTTCTACTACTGCACCCACCTTGAATATCTCTTCATTAATATATGCTTCTCTAAGTCCTTGTGGATCTAACTTAGGAGCAATTTCAAATAGATTGTATGAAGCATCATTAAAATCTCCAAAAGATTCTAGTTTCATTGCAGACCTAACTGCTCTATACATACCTAGTTTATCTTTCTGTTTTAAATTCTTTGTAGTACCTGCTTCAAATGTTTTGAAGTCATCATCAGCACATGCTTGTCTCATCTTAGATGCTGACATTGCTTCTAGTCCTTCACCATCTGGGTCTCTATCACCAGCAGATTGAACTAAAATATTTTCAAACTCATATAACTGACCGTTGTATTTCTGTGCTAGAGAGTTAAACTCACTGACTCTATCACCACCAACAATCATTTTAACTTCCCCATACCCTTCTTCATTTAATGCCTTAAGGACATCAAATATAGTCCTCATTTGCTCATCAGATATAATATAATCTGCATGGTCTGGGTAAGACTTGGCCATCCAATTCACCTTCTCTTGTGGTGACAATGGATTCTTCTGAGGATCCTCTGACTGACTTACATAAATCCGATAATCACCACCTTGGGCTTCTCTTGACACCCTGTCAAGTAGTTTTTCGTGTCCAACAGTAGGTGGATTGAATCTTCCAAATGTAATAGCAATTGAACCTTCAGAGCCCGTCTCTTGATTTCCTCCTTCTTCATCTTCTACCCCCGATATTTGTTGTGCATTCTTTTCTTGAGGTGTAAGTTTAATTAACTTTCCATCCTTACTCATATGGGTAACTTGACCCTGCTCATTAGCATATTTACCATACCCTACATGGGTAAGTCGCAGCTGCTGAGCTTCTTTTGAGGCCATAGACCTCTCTGCTTCTGAAAGGAAAGCACTAAACTTTTTCATTCGTCCAATTTTTATCTAGTAGGAAGTTTGCTTTACTAAAAGTTTCTCTGTCAACAATCTTATATGGTACATCTGATAGAGTCACAAATCCTTCATGGGCGGTAGGTTTACCATCAATGAAGCATTCAACATTATCTGTAGTCTCAATATTTTCAAGAAGACGGAGTTTCAATTTAGCGATGTTAACCCATACTTTAAAAGTATTTAAGTTAACTCCACAGTTGTATTTATCATACTTAGCATAGAAAGATTCTAAAAGTGCGGACGCTTCTAGTTTATCTCCGCATCTTATAGCAGAATTTACATGCTTTCTTATGTCCTGTAGAGAACATTTATCACAAACTTTACCTGCAAATGGTAGTAGTGCTAGTGTTTCTGCTACTAACTTAGGAGCAGACCAAGTTTTTACTTGTGCTTGGGTAGTATCTATGAAGTAACAATCCTCTGTATTAGCAAGATTAACCCCAAAGTGACCCCGACTATCTGGATGAATCGAAACATAACTTGTGTGTGGTGCTAGAATAATTTGCTGAGTAACCTGACTGGGAAACTTATACTCAATAGTATTAGGACGATAAACACTTCCTGGGCCGACACCAATAAAATCAGCTTGGACAATACTATCGATACGAGGGAGATAACGAAAACATAACCTAAGAATGTTAGCAAGATCCCCTTTATGATTTTGGTCAATATCCTCATAGGAATAATTAATCTTAACTTTACGTTTGTTAAAGACAGACTTTGTTCCCACAAAGAACTTACCATTCTCAGGGTTGGTACCAAACACAACAGCAGGAGCACCGTCCCACTTAACACTGAAGGCATCAGCAGTAACCACCTGCCACATAGCAGCAAGTGCCTGTCTACGACCTTCAAAGATAGTGTCTTCTGGGTGCTCTAGGTGTTTGTTTGGCATGAAATCCCTGTCTATATCTGTATTATAGCAGGTTTCTAACCAGTCAGACGGTGCCTTAGTACAGTTTGCCAAATGGTCCAAAGCGTTTTCCTTTCTTCGCTGCTAGGAATACCATATCTGTCATGAATTCTCGTCTTTTCTTCTCTGGCAGACTATACACAACGTCCAAAAATTTCATTTGCATACACTTACTATGTGCAACATGAGGTTCAGTTTCATATACCTTCAACATGTTTTCCTCGAATGTTGTTTCATTAGCTACATACGTTTCAATCTTATGGGTACTTTTTAACTTGGTAAATAGTGCCTTATAATCCTTAGCCTCTTCCTGAAACTTAGTACGTGTTGCAGGATAATCTTGATGCTTCATATCCAGTTTCTTCTTAGCATCTTTAATAAGTTGCTCAACCATATTTCTTGGTGCTTTTCCTACACGAGCAGACTTAGCACCTTTCTCAGTTGGTTCCCATTTTAAATTAGAAACACCCTTAGAATCATTAGCCTTAATCTGAAAATCATAACTGGCTCCATTACCACCGACAACAATACGACTGTCCTGTGTGCTGAATGTATCTCCTTTCAGACTTAAGTCAATCTTTTCATCTAAAATATCCCAGTTATAATCATCCTCCAATGCATCCTCACGTGCATTATACTCCTCATACTTAGCAGCATCACCTGATACTTTCTTCAAAGATATACCAACAACATCTCTATCGTTAAAAAGTTTACGCAATACTGCATTCAATTCAAGTATCGTTTGTGATCCATTACCATCAACAGTTTCATCAATAAGTTTTTCTACTCCTCTTTGGTCTTTTATGCACCATATATCAGCAGGGTTCCAGGTATCTTTCTTACTAATACCAAACTTAGTCTTTACTTTATTTGAAATATAGTCCATAAAACCTTCATCTCTATTAAAGATGTTAAACTTAACATTCTTAAACTCGTCTAACATCTTCTTTTGTTGAGCAAAGAATACTTTTAACCACTCTTCTTCTACTCCAGGATAAAGTTTTTCTAATTCTTTATACTTAGGATCCTTTTTAATATCAGTCCACTTGTCATATGAATACGAATCTTTAATAGCACGTTTCATAATCCATGCAGATGCTCTCTCTTGCATAGCAGTTGTCTTAGCATCTGCTGCCTTGGCACTCTTCTTATGACTTGCTACAAACCTTACACATTTCTTAGGTGAAGTCTTTGGTCCTCCTACAAAATACCAATCAAGTACTGACTTACCACTTACTACCTTAACACCTTCATGATCTGGATCCATACCATTCCTTTTATTCTGAATATTATCCTCTATTTTATCTAAATTATTCTCACCGAGTTTGATCTGCCACATAGAACTCCAATTATTACCACCACCACTCCACATACTATCAGCAAAGAAATAATCTGGTTCAGGTATTTTTTTAATTAAATTCTGAAAAGTACCTTTTATCCTTAAGGATGCTGCCTTCTTTAATGTCTCATCAAGAGACATATTATACATTGATTTACTAGCCATTAGTTCTCGCAGGTCTCCACGGACTATTTATTCCTGGCTCCAATCCTGATAAAATGGTTCTTCTTCTCCAACATAATGTTTAAAGTGCTCAGTGTCAAAGTATGATGGTGGTAAAGGTTTAACATCATCGTATGCACCTTTTAATCTCTTCTTATACTCACGCTCATCCAATACTTCATTGATAAGAATTTTCATTTCCTTAGCATAAGTCTCAGTAAACAACCTCATTGGTTTTTTAAGAGCAGGCTTATGCTGCTGCTTCTTATACTCAGGAGATGCCTTCCACTTAGCAAGGTCTTCTGGAGTCATAGGACCACCCATTCCTTGAGTGTCTATGTAACTACCTGGTTTAAGTTTATTTGGATCGCTCATGGAATTCTTTTAATTTTTCATAGAGGTCATTGCATTGAGTCTCAGTCTTACGGCATTTCCATAATGCCATTACAATATACTCAAGCTCCTTCTCATCAATTGGAAGATTCATTATGAATGAGGGTCATAGTGTTTGACTATTGAATACCCTAATGCTAGGGCAATTAATCCTATACAAATCAATGTCAATAATAAATGCATTAACGGTCTCCTATCGCACGGTTTTCAGAATTGTCTACAGAGAATGAACCACCTGGGTAACGCTTCTCCAACTTAGTAACATTGCGTCGAATAACATCGTCGAAAGATATATCCAAAGCTTTACAAGCATTTGCCACATACCACATAACGTCACCCAACTCAATAATAAGATGCTCTCTATTGTCGTCATTCCAAGGTTTACCTTGGAATACCATCTTCTTAACGATCTCAAGAAATTCACCAGACTCAGCAGCAAGGCCAACGCCAGCAGTGGTAAGACGTTCAATATTGGCACCTTCTCTGTCAAGTTCACCCAGACGGTCAGCAAGAGCGACAAAATCTTTACTGGAATCGGATGTGACAGCATCCACGAAATGAGTGTACTTATCAAAATCAATCATATTTCAGGTTTGCAAAAGTTTTTTTATCCTTGAATTTTTTTACGAGGGCAGCCTCGTTGTCTTTATCTTGCTCGTCCTGTCCAGCATTAACTAAACCTGACTGTGCATCCTCTATATCATACAACCTCATCTTAGATCTGTCAATACCTATACAAAATTTCCTATTCATTGTAGGGTCATTGTATCTATTCTTTAATTGTTTAACCATTATCTGATTCATACCTTCCAATTCCTCAGTAGATATGAGAGCGAACATAAGGTCAGCAGTAGCAGGGAGTCCGAAAGATTC